AAGATCAGTTGGCGCAAGTATTGAGTCAGCGTTACGATACTTCAAAAAAAGCTCAGTTAGCTATTAAGGAGGCTTGCCCACAATGGAATAATCCTCAGTATGCTAAACTAGATAGTAACCATCTAGTAAGCAACGGACTCAAACATTTAGCACAGGGTTTAGGTATTCCTTGCTCACGTGATCGAGTTCGTAGTTGGTCGAAAGGGTTTTAATCATGGCTTGGTACTATACATTTAACGGTCCAGAAGAAATCAACGGTGTTAAGGATATAGACACCAAGCCAGGCATTACCGATGACGCAACTCCCATTGGAAGGTTGGGCAAGTACCAACTGCCCTTTGGGCGTCGTTGGGAAGCTGCTTACACTTGGTTATGCTATCACGAAGATCCTACTGTAACCAAATGGATTGAAGATACGGTGTTGGGACATTTTAGGCACAAGGCTTTTGGCATTGGTGCTGGAATGACAGAATGGGTAATTGAAACTCCTTGGGAAGAGATTCGCGAGTATGTACTGTTAATCTGCCGTGATAATAACATTAAAATTCGTGATTTTGGACCCGGCCCGTGGAACCCCGTGCGTATTGAGCAAGAAATCTCCATATAAATCAATGACTTACCGATATATGTTATTTTGGTTGACAATAAATTGCCAAAATGCTATACTATGAATATAGTAAACAAAAGGAGTAGTAAATTGAGTAAAGTATTAAATCCAGTAGTAACATTAAGAGCACATCAAGTAGAAGCTCTAGATGCTATTAAACAGTCTATCATAGATGGCAATGGATTCGCTCGCGGTCGGGTGATTATGCCTACAGGCGCAGGTAAAACCTTCGTTCAGGCAGCCGCATTAGATTACCAACGTGCTACTAATAGTAATACTCGTATCCACTTAGTGCTGGCTCCGCGTATCGGTTTAACTGCCCAGCTTATCGAAGAATATCGTAACTATAGTGGTCCAGCATATCGTGCGGTAGCATTCCACTCAGGTAACCACGAGCCAGAATACGAGAAGATTAACTGGCAGGAGACTGCTACTACTAAGACAGATGTAGTAGTTGAAGAGTATCGTAAAGCGCAGGCTAAGGGTCAAGACTTAGTAGTGTTTAGTACATACCATTCGTGTAACCGGTTAGCTTTAGTCGACTTCGATACTATTATTGCAGATGAGAGTCAGTACCTCGTAGCCGAAGGCTTCCATGAAGCATTTAAATCTCTTAAGGGTCGAGTACGCTTATGCTTTACTGCTACAGAGAAGCATACAGAATCTACTATCGGTCGTGGCCTAAACAACGAATCGGTATATGGCCCACGCTTATATTATATTAGCCCAGCGGAATTAATCCAGTTAGGTTTAATTGTAGCCCCACGCTTGCATGTTATGTATGGTGAGACACGTGCCGAAGATGCTAGTATTATCGACGAAGTATTACAGTTAGCTATCGAACAGGATAAATTAACTTCTACAGAGATGAGCTTTAGTAAGATCCTGTTCGCTATGAAGGGCACCGACGACGTTAAGACTGTAATCGATAACTTATATAAGATTCGTGGTGCTATGCCCAATCACGATGTATTTGCTATCACTAGTAAGACTGGTTCTATCATTAACGGTGTTAAGGTTACACGCGAACACTTCATGCGTGAACTTAAATCTGGCACACGTAAGAACGTATTAATATTCCACTATGATATTCTGTCAGAAGGTATCGACGTAGATGGTATTACTGGTGTAGCTATTATGCGTAATATGACTCTAAGTAAATTACTACAGACTATCGGTCGTGCTGTTCGATTGTATAAGCCGAATCCTGGTATCAAGCGTCAGGCATGGGTAAGTGTACCTGTTATTAACGGCAACGAAGATGATAAGGCCAACGTAGAGAAGTTCGTTCGTGCTATGCGTAACGGTGGTTATGATATTACTAAAGAAGACGTAGCTGTTACTGGTAACGAACGTCACACCGCAGATATTACAGGGTTAGAAGCTGTTACAGAAGAACTTAAATCTAATTATAGTTCTATGTTTATCGAAGAAGTATTCCATACTATCGAGAACGATGAATACTGGAAGGATGTAGCTACTAAGTCTAATGAAGAATTAATCGAGATGTTTGCTTAATAAGAGGAGAATAATAATGAAACATAGATTTAAGCATACCTGTTATGATGCCGATAAGTTACTAAGCGGTTGCTCTAAATTAAGCACATTTATGACTCGCTTAGTTAAACAAAGTGAAAGTGATCCAGATTTGTGGGCCCCACTTACCTATCGCGGTGACGGATTTGAAGCATTTGTAGAGTGTTTAATTAATGCAAGCCCTGTAGATAATCGAATTAATATCGTTGATTATGAACCGTGGGACACTAAGACTAGAGGCACCGATATGGGTATTGACGGTATAGGTCGAAGTGGTAATACTAATCGACCACACGCAATACAGATTAAATTCCGTGCTAATACTCAGAGTTTCTTAACTGCTAATAATGACCATATTAGTAACTTCGTGGCTAAAAGTGAATCCGAATTCGGGTCAGCTAGAGATATGACTATTTTTACTACAGCTACCGATTTATTACAAACTATTAACGAGGGAATGTATCGAGGTAGAGTTAATACCTTTGGATATAAGGAACTTCGCAAGTTAGTAGATAATAACAAGCCGTTTTGGGACTATTTTTATAAGGAATTAACAAGTTAGTAAGCACTAACTTATTGATTTATATGCGGTTGACTTTTAATTCCATTTTTGTTATACTATTGGTATAGTAAACAAATTGGAGCAAGTATTATGATTATAGATTTAGATAAAAAATATGGTGTATTGAAGTTAAAAAGTGTCGAGCTATTTTCTGATGCCCACAATATCCATACATCTAAAAATCTAGTAGAAGATATATTAAATAACATTAGTGATTTAACTGATAAGGAATTTTTGGTACTCTTTAATGTTGAGTTTGTACTAAGTTTAGTATATACTTATAAAGTAGATCCAAAGAATATCACGTTTTATAGTGATAATAGTAATAAGACTAAGATTGTTAAATTACTAGGCGTTACCTCCATTATAACTAACTTGACTAATATTAAACGTAAATTCGATGCCGTAATAGGCAATCCCCCTTTCCAAGATGGTAAGAATAATAACTTCTACCAGGAGTTTGTGAAGGTAGCATTCGAGCTATCGTCTGACGTAGTAGCTATGATTACTCCGTCAAACTGGACATCGTTTGCAGATTCTGAATCTAACTTCTTAAAATTGATTAAGGATAATGGACTAGTAACTTATAAATTCCTAGGCGATAAAGCGTTCGACGTACAGTTAATTACAGTTTACTTTATATGTTCTAAATTAACTGCTACTGGCAATGTTACTGTTATTACTGAAGATGATACTACCGTTATCCCAACCAACGGCATCATTTACTTTCCGTCTAAGACTACTAAATCTTTATCGATTATTAGTAATATTAAGCATTTAAATTTATCGGGGTTAACGGCAGTAAAAGGTTCACTAGATCGTAATAAAGCTATTACGGATCCAAACGGTATTAAGTGTATTTTTAGTGCTGGTAAGAAGTCTGGGGATTATGACTGGGGAGTTGTTAGTTCCAGTCATTTATCTGATGATACAGTAGCTGGTTATAACACTCATAAGGTAGTGGTTAGTCGTGTGACTTCATTGGGTAAGCTGGGTGAAGCTAAGTATGCCGGTCCAGACTATGCCGTAGCACAGGGCGCATATTACTTCGAAGTTAATAACGCTACAGAAGCCGATAATTTAATCACTTATTTAAATTCTAAGACAGTTCGATTAATCGTTCGCGAACTTAAGGGTGCAGTATGCTCTAATTCCCAGAATATATTTAAATTTATCCCTAAGGTAGATTTAACTAAGGTATGGTCCGACGCAGATTTATATAAGCATTTCGGATTAACGCAGGACGAGATTGATTATATCGAAGATGCCGTTAAGTAATTATATTCGTCTCTTAAGAGACCGCGAGTACATGGCGGGAGTAGTTCGTAATCAAAAGCGCATCGACGCCAATGGGGAAGTGTTTACCCCTGCTCCTTTAGTACAAGAAGTACTGGATCAAATGGATCAAAATCTATTTAAGGATCCTACTAAAACCTTTATTGATCCTGCTTGTGGAGATGGACAATTTTTAAGTGAAGTTATTATACGAAAACTAGAAAATGGATCCACGCTAGAACAAGCATTGAACACAACATACGGAGTAGAATTAATGATGGATAATGTTGAATTATGCCGCAACCGATTGTTGTGCGGACACGAAGAATTTAGACATATAGTTACACGCAATATAGTATGTCATAATGGATTGGATTATGATTACTCTTTTAATGGCACTAACGAAAATTTACTGCCAACACTTGCTACAAATACAACAATAGATCCTGAAGCAGCCAAGTTATTTGAAATTTAAAGCCACGCTAATTAATTGGATTGTTGTAAAAATACAACACTTTTCGGTTGACTTATCTCACGAAAGATGCTATACTATTATATAGTGTAACCACGAAAGGCACTTTTGTATAATCCAAAATTTGACTATTACCAATTAACTCGAACCAGTGACGAAGGTAAACGCTTATACCTCACTCCAGAAGGCGACAAGGTTCCGTCGGTAACGACCATCCTTGGTGCTACTCAGCCAGAAGAAAAAAAGCGTTCGCTAAATGAATGGCGTAAACGAGTCGGCGTAGAAAATGCTCAAAAAATTACTACAGAAGCAGCTAACCGTGGTACTAGAATGCACACATATCTAGAACGTTATATCAAAGAAGGTGCTATACCCGACCGCGGATCTAACCCGTTTGGGTGGGCAAGTCACGCTATGGCAGAAACAATTATAGCCAAGGGTTTGCCCAATGTAGACGAGCTTTGGGGTGTAGAAGTTCCAGTATATTTTCCCAAAACTTATGCGGGTACTACTGACGGTGTGGGTATCCACAATGGCGTAGAAAGTATTATTGACTATAAGCAAACCAATAAACCCAAGAAAGAAAACTGGATTGAAGATTACAAAATTCAGCTGACTGCATACGCTATTGCGCACAACGAAGTTTACAAAACCAACATTCGTAAAGGCGTGGTTTTAATGGCTGTTAAGCCCGAAATTGACGAAATGGGTAATGTACTTACGACCCCAGAATATCAAGAATTTGTACTGGAACCCGAGGATTTTGACTACTGGGAACAGCAATGGTGGAAACGTTTGGAGCAGTACTACACAATTAACTAAATACTGTAAATTAAGGAATACAGTAAATGGCCATTGTTCAAGTCAGTCAGATTACCAACCGATTAGGTTTACAAGTAGATTTACCCCAATTAGCGGGTGCTGAATTAGGTTGGTCCACGGATACCCGTCAGCTTTACATTGGAAATGGAACATTAGAGCAAGGCGCTCCTGTTGTTGGAAATACTGAAATTTTAACAGAATTTTCAGATATTTTAAATCCACTTAATGCCTATACTTACAAAGGTACAGCCGCTGGTTATATTGCACAAACTGGTCCAACGCCTGGTACTCCAGTAACATTAACATTACAAAACTGGTTAGATCAATTTGCTTCCGTACTAGACTTTGGTGCTGTTGGCGATGGATTAACAGATTGTACAGATGCTATTAACCGCGCACTTTTTCAATTATTTTGTCGCCAAACAAATCCACAAATTCGTCGTAGTTTATTTTTCCCAGCTGGCGTATATGTTGTAAGCGGTCCAATTAATATTCCTCCTTATGCTACATTGTATGGCGAAGGCCCGGACAATTCTATTATCCAAATGGTAGCTTCTGCTGGTACAGGAACTTGTGTAGCACAAACAGCAGACAGTTTACAACAAACAGGCGTAAACGTTGGCGCCAACGGAGCAACACTTCCTACTGACATTACTATTGTTAACATGGGATTTAAAAGTTTAGATGTTACCAAAGATGTATTTTTAATGTCGTCTGCTACTAAATGTGAATTCCACGGTGTGAGTTTTATTGGTCCAGGAACAACTAGTACATTGATAACCAGTGCGGGTGCTAAATCAGCCGTTACATTTGGAGTAGGTAATGGATCTCCTAGTACCGATAACATTTATGATGCTTGTAGATTTACAGGCACAACATATGGTATGTTTACCAATCGGCCAACAAAAGGCATAGTAGTTACAAATTCTTATTTTAATATTTTATATCAGGGTGTAGCACTTGGCCTTACACCAGTAAGCGGCGGCCCAACAGGAACAAGAATTAATAATAACGTATTTGATAATATATACGCCCAAGGTATTATTCTTGGTGTAATTAGTCTTAACGCCACCGGATATAATATTTTTTATGATGTAGGCGATCACTTCCAAGGTACAACAAATCCAGAAACATCAATAATTTCTATTGCTGGCGACAACAATGTTAGTGTAGGCGATATGTTTTCCAGAGATGATACTTTTGCTGCTGTCATTATAAGAATTGAATTAAACGATACTGTTAGTATTGCCACTACAAACGGCAGCCAATTACAATTAGGTAGAAAAACAGTACAGTCTGGAGTTTTAGCAACATTGGCTAATAATACAGCCAATGCCACAGCATTTACAGTTGATACATCTACTACTGGAACTAGTTTCAAAATTGATTACTCTATTATTCGTAATACAACAAATAGAACAGGAACACTTTGGATAGCCAGCGGACAAGCTAATACAATAAGTGTTTCGGAAGATTATAACGAAAATACCTCTAGCGGCATCACATTACTTGGCTATCAAAACGGCGGTAATGTATTAGTTAATTACAACACTACAAACACGAGCTATCCAGCTCAGATGAGTTACTCTATTTCCTACTTTAATTAATGTGGTATAAAGACTTTTCTGACCGGCTCGAAGTCTGGTCAAACCTACGCACCGATATACAATCGCTGCCTCCAGAAGAAGCACTTCAAACAATTAGTGACTGGTGGCACCAATCCCCATGGCAACCGTTCTATTTACACTGGGACGATCAGCCATTATGGCCCGATCCATGGCAACTTTTGAGTGATAATGTCTATTGTGATCTTGCTCGCGGGCTCGGAATCCTGTATACTATAAGTATGATAGAACATAAAGATTTGACCTCAGCAGAGCTGGTTTTGACGGAGGATGGTCGCAATTTAGTCTTAGTTGCCAAAGAAAAATATATACTTAATTGGGATTCAACAATTAGAGTAAATACTCCACTAAGAAGCAAAATCAAAAAAACACTTACGCTGGACCAAGTGAAAAAACAATACTTATAGAACGAGATTTAGATGAACATTACTGTAGTTAAAAGAAGCGGCGAAAAAGAACCACTGCATATTGAAAAGTGGCAAGCTCAAGTTGCTAAAGTATGTAAAGGTATTGCTGATGTTAGCCAGTCAATGGTAGAGATTAAAGCACAATTACATTTTTACGACGGCATTACTACAAAAGAAATTGACGGTATTACATTAAGAGCGATTGTTGATCTTATTGATGTCGAAACAAATCCTGACGTAGGTCATACTAACTATCAATTTGTTGCAGGTAAACAAAGATTATCCATGTTGCGCAAAGACGTTTACGGGTCTTATGATGTTCCACATCTTTATGAAATCATAAAGAAAAATGTGGCCACTGGATTATACACAGCAGAGCTTCTTGAATGGTACTCCGAAGAAGACTGGAACAAAATGAATGATATGCTCGACCACGAAAAGGACGAAGGATATTCATATGCGGCCA